AAGAGGGGGCCTAAGCCCCCAAATATTAACCACCTAGTGGATTTTTAGATTTAATTTGAATCTCTTGTATTTGTAGTAGTCATACTACTATTTATCTATTTCTTCCCACTCTTTAGTCTCTGAATTTTGTTTTAACTTCTTTTCGTTTTCAGTAAGGACACTCTCTTTTTTAGCAGCCTCATCCATTCTTTTTTCTATACTATCTAATGGACTTTCTTTTTTAGGAAATGTAAGTAAGGCCAATAACAAGATAGAAAAAGTTATTGAGAAAATCCACAGATATTGAATTAAGAGTTTTTTCATAATAGTATTTAGTGCATAAAAAAAGGCGAGGTTTTGAGGCCTCGCCTTTTAATTTTACTATGTAAAATGATTACATTATGTTCGCTACTTGGACTCTTCTGTAATATCTGTTGGCATTTTTATTACCAGCACCGTTAATTACAGCGTTGTCACTAGCACTTGCTTCAGCAAATGGGTTTGCTTGTAAGCCGTATCTAGTTTTGAATCCAATTTTTGGTTGGAAAGTATCTTGACCAACCGCTCTAACCATTTGTAGAGGTACATATGGGCAGTAGAATATACCAGCGTCATATGGTGATGTACCTTTGTATCCCACTACGAAGTAGTGTTTAGCTGTGTTGTTAGCAGCATATGGATCAATGTACACTTTGTATCTACCGTTAAGAACACCAGCAAAAGTATTACCTGTGTCATCAACGTTTAGGTTATTGTTAAGAGCAGGAGTGTAGTCTAGGACACCAGCCATTTGTAAAGCAGATGCAACATCAGCTGAACAAACGATTAAGTTTCCTTTACCTCTTCTTGTTCTTTGAGCAATCACGTTAGCTTCTCTCTCAACTTGGAACATTAATCCTTTAAATCTCTCAACTGACCATCTACCATTTGAGTCTGTGTCTAAATCGAAGACACCAGCAGATGTTGTGTTGATAGCACTTACAGCACCAATGTGTGTAGATGAGTTATCAGAAGCACCGATTTCAGCGTTGATGTAAATTGTTCTTACAACTTCTCTGTTGATCTCAGCTAAGATTTCAGCAGATAGGATGTTAGCCAATTCAGTTTCAGCGTCTAAACCGTGAATTGCTTTAAGGTCTTGAGCGAGTTCCATAGTGTACTCTGCTTTAAGAGCTCTTGACTTAGCAGTAACAGTTGATTTCTCAATTGAGAATGCCATTTGTGCAAAAGCGTTGTTAGCAGAATCACCTAAAGCTTCAGCAGTACCAGTTGCCATACCTTGGCCTCTAGTGTAAGCTGTGCTTGGGTCATCATTCAATAAACCTGGGTTTGTACCAGTTTGAGCAGCACCTGAGTCAGCAGTAGAATCTCCAGCAGCATTTCTGCTTGAAAAATCTGTGTCTGCTTCGTCAAATAAAGCTTCTCCACCTGTTTGAGAAGTAAATCTACTTCTCATTGCGAAGATAAGACCAGTTGGACCAGTCATTGGTTGTACGCCAGCAATATCGTAAGCGATAAGGTTTGGCATAGCTCTTCTTACTAATGAAATAAGGATTGGATCCCAATTGTCAACAGATGAACCTGTTGCATTAGCAGGAGCAGCTTCGTTTAAGAAAGCTCTATCTTCTTTTGATGCTCTTTCTTGGTTTTCCAAGATAGTCGCAGTAACGGCACGCTTGTATGAATCCGTGATCTTTGGTAGATCAGCGTGTTCTAATACAGGCTGCCATTTTTTTTCGTAAGTTTCAGATAAATACATATCTATTTTCTCCCGTATTATTATTTGTTAGACAATTTAATGTCTTTTGTTTTACTAATAGCAGCAGCGTAAGCAGCCATTGCATTTGATAAATCACCGGAAGGTGATTCACCTGCCGCTACATTATCTATCTCATCATCTTGTTTAACTTCTTTTTTACCAAAGTAACTTTCTTTAATAGTAGATACTTTTGTTCTAAAGTCGTCTTCATTCGAATACTCAACTTCTTCAGCAAGTTTGTTGAATTTCTCCTTAGCAGTGTCAGCTAAATCACCAGACGCTTCATCTATGATGTCTTGTCTTTTTAATTCGCCGTTTGCTTTGTTTAATTCTACATTCTTGTCAATTGATTCGTTAAGTTTCTTTTCAAGTTCTTCAATTTTAGAAGCTTGATCTTCAAGTACGTTGTACTTGTCATCTGGAACATCTATGTAGTGGTCTTCAAATAATTTTTTCAGTCCACCAATAAAGTCTTCAGCGATCTCGCCTTTAATACCTCTCTCAATAGCGATTTGGTTTTCTTTCATCCATTCCTCAACTACGTAGTTTAGGTATGAATCAACTTTTTCAACCATCTCAGCTTTGTGAGATTCAGTATTTTCTTTAAGTTTTTCTTCGTACTCGCCTTCTAATCTTTTTGATTCTGCTTTTACTTTTGATTTAATAGCAGCTTCAAAGATTGTCGCAGCTTTCGTTTTAAACTCTTCCGATAAGTCAGAGTCTCCTATTAAAGCGTCAACGTCCGATTTGATGTCTAAAGAATCTTCAGAAGATTTTTCATCTTCTTCTTTATGATAGCCAGCTTTCATCATTTTGTCTTTTTTATTACCGTGCATATCTTCGTCTTTTTTCATCTTGTTTTTGTCGTGCATTGCTTCTTTTTTAGAATCTTCTTTCTCATCAGCCGTTTCTTTTGAACCCTCTTTTAACTTCGGCATTGCGTCAGCAGCACCTTGGTTTTTTTGTTGAGCGTCACCAGAAACTTGTTTTACTTTTTTCGAAGCGTCAGGATTGCTGTCTGTTGGTTTAGTAACAGCAGGACCTAAGTCCTCAGCTTCACCTACTTTTTTCATAGGTTCAGCCGCTACAGCATTCTTTTTAGGAGCATCCGCTTGTGGATTAGCAGCGTTAGCTTCTGCCACAGCTTGTTGTTCCATCGCCTCAATCTTCTTTTCTGTTTCGGCCATTTGAAAGTCTCCTCTTAATTAAATTAAACGTTTAATTTAGTTTTGTAATAGATATTTATAAGATTATAGCTTTTTAAGAAATGATTCAAAGACTTTTAGTTTCTTGTCATCTAACTCAAATTTTTTCGCTTTATAAATTTCCATTCTCCAGGCTTCAATATCTTTTTCTATTAAAGCACCGTTTTCCCAAACCCACTCTTTTCCTTCCATAATTCCTTCTACGAAAGCGTCTGGAGCGCTAGGGTCTGCTACAATATCAGCGGCCGTAGCTAGATAAAAGTCATCTTTTACATAGTTTTTGCCACCTCTATTAATTAATGAACCCATACCACGACTTGACACTCCTAATTGAGCGCCTTCGTCAATAAGACCTTTAACGATCTTACCGTATGGTGTATTCATTATTTTTGCTTCACCAATAAAATTATCACCGTCTGGATAAAGTTTCGTAATCATATGGGAAACTCTCTCTAGGTTAACAGTTGGTCCGTCAGGATGTCCTAACTCACCAAATGCTCTTTTTTTATTGATAAATTCTTTATTATATCTACTCACTTCCTTTACCAAAATCTCTTTTGGATAAATTCTTCCATTTCTATTTTTGATGTTAGATTGTAAAAAGACACCTTTGATCTTGTAGTCTTTTTTACCATTGGCTTCTTCAACCAAGTATTCTGCTTGTGAAATTTCTTCTGATATTAATTTCATTTTTTCTCTCTCTTTATATTTATAAGAGTTTTTATCTAAACTCTACTATTATCGTGTAATTATCACCACTAGCAAAGTTCTTTGTTGACAATAATACATCACCTGTCGGTGTAGTAGCATTGTTAGGTATCTCGTCTCCTGATGGTCTAAAATCGAAGTGACCTTGACCACTTAAAAATATTGCTGTGGCATTAGCAACACCATCCCATATCAACTCAACAGCTGATTTAGGATTTGCTGTATTTACTGAAAACCAAAGTTTACTAATTTTTCTATTACCGTCTTCGGTCATAAAAGTTAATTCAGAAGCGTCAACTTTTTTGACTAAAGTTTCGCCAGTACCGTCAGAGAAGTTTGTAAGTTTTGCTACAAATTTGACACCTGAAGTATCTGCTATAGTTTGTGTTGTTACTGTATCAGCCATTAGTTTGTATATCCCGATTCTTTATGTGTTTCTAATACAATATTATACTTTGTAACATTTGAATCACTTGTTAAAAATATATTACCTATTGTATCTTCTATTTTAATTTCATCTGGTTTAAGGCCATAATTACCTCTACCAGAAATAATTAATTGTTTTGTAGTATCAATACTACCTCTTTTTTCAAAAAATAATGTTACTTCACCTGTACCTAATATTTCGTATTGTAAGTTAGCAATAGAAACTTTTGGTGCACTTGAAGCATTGTTAGACGCCTCAACATCTACAATCTTTTGATCTTCTTCACTACCTACACCATTAGCGTTAACAATAATCTTAAAATCATCATCAACTAATTTTGTAGATGTTATTGCCATTATCTTGGTGAAGATACTGCTGAACCTACAGCGTTACCTGAAGTTTCAATAGTATGAGATTCTTCTTTTTCAATTATTATACTATCACCAGCAGTTATTAAAATTACCGTACCGATAACGGTAGATGATTGTTTAACCGTAATTGTGTTAGAAGCTGCCTGTGTTTGTACTCTTACAAAGTGAGCTCTGCCAAAATTACTAGCCGTGATAGCACCACCAGCAGCAGTTGAGCTGCCTTTAACTTTTATTGAGCCTTGGTATGCCATTTTTATTTTTCTCCTAATTGTTCAATTACTTCTTTATCAAAGTAATCGTTTAACTCTATTACATTAATATTATAATGTTGGCTAACTTTTTCACAAGCGCCTTCAAATCTTTTTATAATATCTCCAGTAGATTTCTCTACTAATTTAAAAACATCACTTACAGCCTCTTTCATTTTAGGACTTAATTCCTTATATGATTGAGAATCTAATTCTAAATTTTCTTTAACTAGTTTGCTCACCAGCATTTTCAGCTCCAGCACTTGTTAAATCTAATTCTGCTTTACCATCTTTTGCTTGTGTAGCCGTTTCAGTTGGTGACACAGATCCGTCTGGATTAAATGTTCCTGGATCAGCAATTTCTGGTTTTGGATCGCTGTAAGGTTCAGCATTAGGTTCTCCATCTTTTGAAAACAAATTACCTGCTAAATCTTTTCTAGCGTTATCCAAACTATTAGCAACTTTATCTCTTAAAGCGGCTTTAAAAGCTTCGCCAGCTTCATCATTATTACCTTGTGATAACTGGTCTATAAAGTTTTTTGTGTTGTCATTTACGTCTGCCATTTTTTATCTCCTATTCCATATCCGAAGTTTGAGAAGTTGGGCTATCAATTAAACCATCTTCAATTTCTTGTTTAATCTGACTATCCATTTCTTCCATTTCTCTTTCATTTTGCTTTAATACATTTTTTCTAACATATCTTAATGAGTAAAATTTACCAATGTAATCTCTCATTTCGTTAGCTAATTGTAATCTTTCTCTAGCCATCTCTGTATTTTTTAATTCAGAAAAATGACCGTCTTGTATGAAGTCATAATTTAGTGAGTCTCTTACACCAAACCAATCATCTTCATTTATAATACCTTTTAGTATTAATTGTGTTCTTAACAAGTCGTTAAACAATTCAGTAAATTTCTTTCTTAATCTTTGAACAAATTTAGTAAATTTTAACTCGTCTCTTGTTATCTCTGAAGCTCTACCTAGATTAAATCCTTGAGAGCTTTCTAATCTACTTGCTGGTACGTTTAATGATCTGTAAAGTTTACTTCTAAAGTATTCTATATCGTTAATTTCTCCTAGATTTTGACCGCCAGGCAAAGTAGTAATATCAGTACCCCTTCCACCCTCTCTACTTGGTAACCAAAAATCTTCCAACATTGACATATAGTTTCTGTCATCTCTAATTTCTCCTGTGCTTGCGTCATAGACAAGTTTGTTTCTATATCTTGCCATAACATCTCTTAAATATTGTTCAGCTTTTGCTTTAGGTAAATTACCTACATCAATCTTAAATATTCTTCTTTCAGGTGCTCTAGCAATTCTGTATATAACAGTAGCGTCTTCAATCATTCTTAATTGATTGACAGGCTTGATTGCTTTGTGTAAGTATGATAAAACTATATTTTTATTCTGATCTATAAGGCCTGACGGACAAAATGATATTGTATCAGGTGATATTTTTATACCTGTACCAGTTGTCGTACCAGATACACCTTTTTCATTGTAAAGATAATATTCAACATATTCATCCACAACAGCAAGACCGTGTGGCGTAGGGCCGTCTGGTCTTTTTTTTCTGATCTCTCTAATCTTTTTAACTTTACGAGGATCAATATATTTTAATTCTGTAATACCTTTTACAGGTGCGTTTCTATCAATAATCTTATGATAGTAAATACGGCCATCTACGTACCATCTTCTAAAAATGTCGTGGCCTTTTGTATTAAAATTTAATAACTTTAATACTGATTGAAATTCGTCTTCTATTTTTCTTCTTACTTCTTTACCATAAGGTAAATTTTCTACATTTACTCTTACAGCGTCTTTCATTTCATTAGCGACAACAGCTTCGTTGACAATATCTTCAATTGCCATATCACACTCGGGGTGTAAAGCTATTTCTCTATATCTTCGTATTAAATCCGCCTCACTCTTTGCCGTACCCTCCATATCAAGGTACTGACCAAAGTAACCACCGGCAGCGATAGTTTGTGTGCCATCATCTGCTTGAGTTGTTGTAAAGCTTTGTTTAGGATCGGCTTGTTTCTTAGCCCTTGTAATACTAAATCCAAATAATTCAGCCATATTATATTTTCCTTTGTTTTATCTACTACTACTTATAATAGTTTTAGGAAGCGGCCTGGAGACCAGGCCACTTCTATTCTTTTAATATTAAGTAGTTGTATTGCTTTCAAAGTATTGATAAGCAAAAGTAACTGAAAATTCTTCAATTGCTGTTTGTTCATCATACGTCAAATCAATAGCGGCTATATCCGTAGGAAATAACCCTCTTAATGTATAAGATTTTACTGTATTACCATTTCTATCTAAATGATCTACAAAAGCGTCAACTTGATAGTCAACAGGATTAGTTAAACCCTCGTTGTCTGTCATATTGTTTATACCGTTTTGCCATCTTTCAAATGCGTTTCTTAATTTGAAATTTGTATCGTTATAAACTGTAACTGTCCAGTCGCCGATTGTTCTATCACCTGCTATTTTAATTGATCTGCCTCTAAACGGAACGTTAAAAGACGGAACTTCCATAGCTGGAATAACCGTTGATCTACATAAAAATGCTAGGTCTTCTATTTCGCCACCAACTTGTGCGTAACCAGGAAAAGGCATTGTTACCTTAAACTGATTGGCTCTTGCGCCGCCGCCAGCAAGTTTAGCTTTGAAGTCGTTAATATTTGGCATATTTTATTCTCCTCTACTATTAGCCAGCGACCTCTTCAAAGGCCACTCCTGTTCTGGTTGCTACAAATGATAATGTGATAAAGTTGATACTTCTAGCAGGTTTCACAAAGATTTCTGCTATAAATTCATTTCTATCAATTACATCACCTGTATTGTTAGTGTCATCACATACTACTAAAAAGTCAGTAATACCTCGTCTACCTTGTACCTCTCGTAAGAATGGTTCAATGATGTTTCTAAAGTTTGCTCTAGTAAACTCATCATTAAATTCAAACAATTGGAACTTAGCAGCTGTTGATATTGCTTTCTCTAGTGTAATAAACAATCTTCTTACATTGATTCTATCAAACGCTGAAGGCGAAGATAATCCAGTTTTGTCACCGAATAATACCGTACCTTGTCCTGGGAAAGTTGCCACAGGATTTACTCTAGCTTGATATAAGTCATCTCTTTGTGTTTTAGATGGATTGTAAGCAAGTTTTACAGCGCCTCTTACAACACCTCTATTCAAACCTGCTGGAGAAAACCAGCTGTCTGCTATAAGGTCTGTACGAGCAGCTAAACCTGCTGTGTCACCATTTAATGGCACAAATCTGTAAACATCATTAAATCTGTCATACATTTGTTTATAACCTGAGTCAAAAACTACGTATGAAGATGATCTAATGTTGTCAAAGAAGTCAATTACATTATTAGTTTGTGTATTTGAGTTAGTTACACCTACAACGTCTGATCTTTGTGGTGAAGCAAACACGACACAATCTTTTCTATTTTCCGCAATAGTAATAAGATTGTCAACGTGTGCTGTTGAACCACTTGGACCAGCAATGATTAAACCAACATCAACTGTATCAGCGTCACTAAACTTCTCATAAGCGTCCTGAAGTTGTCCGTCTGAAACTGTTGAACCGTCAGCACCACCCGAAAGTGATGATAAAGTTGGTGTGTCAACTGCTGTAAATGTTGTTGAAGCTGCGTTTGAACCCCAGTTAGTACCAGCCGTTGGCCAGTCAACCCAATAAATGTGTTGAGATTTATTTCTAATTACCGTTGGTAAGTAGTTTATATCTCCTTGTGGTGTTAAAGCGTCAGCCGCTTTTGATAATTTAGAAAATGTTTCAATTACTTGTCCTGGAACGCCTGTAATACCACCGTCTTCGTCAACGACTACAACGTGTATTTCATCTCCTGAGCCTGATCTGTCAGACACATAAGCTGATGTTCCTGGAGCTCCGCCATCAACGGCGTCAGCATATCTCCATCTTCTTTTGATTCTGCTATTGTCTGCTACTATTCGTTTTAGACCGCCTGAACCTCTTGGATGTTGTACAAAAGTTACAACATTTGTACTTGTATTTACAGCTGTTACTCTGTATAATTCGCCATCATCAAAATCAGTAGTTGTAGCAGTTGTACTAAATTGGATTATATCTCCAACATTTATTACATTACTTGCTAAGTCAACGTCATCAACCGTAACGGTTGTGTCGCCAACAGCGCCTGCTGAGGCTACCGAGTTTCCAACAGCCAACTCTTGTGAGTAAGCCGTAGCACTAGGACAAACAGAGACTAGTAAGTTATTACCGTGAGCTCCTGCTGTTCTAGCAACATAGTTAGCACCGCCAAAGATTTCTCCACCAGCATAGTTAGTGTCATAATCATCAATATTTTTGATTAAGAAACTAGAGCCGGAGTCGTTAGCATTAGCGTGTGATGTTTGGGTAGCTCGTACTACTCTTAACGAGTTAGAGTAAGCTAAGAAGTTGGCAGCGCTGAAAAAATGCTCAAAGTTATTTGAGTCAGGTTTTCCAAACGTGTCAACTAATTCAGCTTCACTAGATATAGAAACAACCTGATCTAAAGGTCCTTTTCTAAATTCACCAGCAAAAGCACCAATTGATGTTGATACTGCCGGTATAATTCTAGTTAAATCTCTTTCTTGTACGAGAACACCTGGTGATACTTGAAATGCCATAGGTTTATTCTCCTCTTAATTAGCTAATTTACCTTGTTTATAGTATTCAAAATTCGTATTATTCATACGCCCATAGTCAAATGTCATCTTGTAGATATTTATAATAACCTTAAATTACATACCTTTTCGTACTACGGGGTGCCACACGTCACCATATTCATCAACTGTCGTTTCTTCGTGTTCATTGATACCGTCATCTAAAAAACCAAAAGGCGCTATATCTTGTTCTATTAAATTCTGTTGTTCCTGATACATTTTAAGTCTAGCATTTGTATTAGTCAATTCTTTAAAATAAGGTTGATTAGATAACCAACCAAACATAACCAAACACATCATTAAATCGTCATTTGCCCCATCTTCGGCCTGCCAACTTTGACCTCTTTTAGCAAAGGTTGACATTTCTTCTATAATCTTAAATGAGTTAATAATTAACTTATCACCCTCAACTAAAGTCTTTATATTAGCACAACCAATTCTTTTTATCTGTTTTGTCATACGAACACCCATAGATGAACCTCTACCACTAAACATAGCACCTAAAACTTGGCCAGCTCTACCTTTTTGAGTAGTCATTAATATATTATCATATTCTATTTCATATTGTAAAGCTTCAGCAATCTGTTGACCTATATCATTTACTTCGGTCAATATATGAGCGTGATTATAACCTTTACATACTTGATCTATAATATTAGGAAAGACAAAAGGTTTTACTTCATTGTTTTTATAAATGGCCACAACCTTAAATGGCATTTTAGTTACATCAAAAATAACAAAGGCTGAGTAATCTTTATCAACACCTCTGGACACATCAACTGTAGCAACATAAGTATGATCTTTTTTAGGTGCCTCATACATTTCAATACTACCAGATGTTTTCATAGGGTTGCTATATGCCATTGTTTTAATTTTTGCTGGACTAATAAGGGTATTAACAGAACCTAAAAACTCACACTCAAACTCTTGTTGGAATTGTTCTTCACTTGTGTTTCTTATTGTTTGTTCTTTCCAGTTTTCATCTCTACCTGGAACCTCTGACCAATGAACCTCGATTGGTATATAATCATTTCTTTTATTTTCAGCGTCAACCCATAATTTATAAAACTGATTCATACCATAAGGTGTAGATACAATAATCATTTTTGTTTTTTGACCAGCAGAGATTGTAGGATATACTGAACTAAAAAACATTTCTGCTATGTTTGTAGGTACGAAAGCAAACTCATCTAAAAATATGATATTATATGAACCACCTCGGATAGCACTTGATGACGTGGCAGCTGCTACAATGGTTGATTTGTTTTCTAATTCTATATTACCTTTATTCCAGTTTATAACACCTTGTTGTAACCACTTTGGTAAATTTTCATATGCTAATTGTAATCTACTTAATATATCTCTAGCAGTAGATGATTTATTGGCAAGTAAAGCAATATTTGAATTAGGATTAAATAAGGCATAGTGTAATAGATACGAAATGGTCGTTGTTGATTTACCTGATTGCCTTGGTAGTTTACATATTGTAAATCTATTGTTGTGTATAGTTTCAACTATCTTTTTTTGAAAGTCGTACATCTTAAAATGTATAAGACCCTCATCTAAAGAAACAATTTTAATATACTTTTCCATAAAATATAATGGATCGTTAGCACACTTTTGATATTCTAAAATTTGTTCTTTGGTAAACTCAACAG